TCCGGCGTGCAGTCGTCACGGTTTGAGTCGGCGCAGTCCTACCTGAATTGGGGCGTCAGGATTGCAGCCGCACAGGTTGGCTGCGTTGTGGTGTTCCAGCGCGAAGGCGGCGGCCATGTTGCCATCGTCGTCGGACAGGACGCCAAGGGCCGGCTGATGTGCCTCGGCGGGAATCAGGGCAACAAGGTCTGCGTCGTCCCGTTCGAGCGCACGCGCGTTCTTGGGTATCGCTGGCCGCCGGGTGAGCCAATGCCTGCGCTGGCGTCACTTCCCATTGTTTCCGGCGGCGGCGCGTCGTCAGTGAACGAGGCGTGATTCCACACGCCGCGCTCGACGCTCTGGTGGCGCTTGCCATCCTGGGGGCTGCGTTCGGTAGCGGCTGGCTCGTCAAGGGCTGGAAGTCCGACGCAGAGGCGCTGGAAGGCGAGCGGGCGCACACAAAGGCTGTCGTTGCGCGCATTGAGCGATTCGACATTCAGGCCGCAGCCACGCTCACTGCCCTGCAGGATCAGAAAGCCGGGCAGACAGTCATCCGCAAGGAGGTGATCCGTGAAGTGGAAAAGTACCGCGACCGTCCTTGCTTTGATGACGGCGCTCTCGGGATGCTCAACCTGTCCGGTGACGGAGCCGATCCCGGTGGCATTGATGGTGGAGTGCCCGGAGACGCTGCCCCGGTTCACTGACGGGACTGCTGGTAGTGTTGCGCTGACGATTCTCGAGCGTGACGCCTACTACCACGACTGCCGCGTTCTTCACTCCGGCCTTGTCCGTGCGCTTTCTACGAAAGGCCGCTGACGTGGTCCTCGGCGTGATGGCCTTCGCCGCCTTGATCGGTGCTGTCTTGTGCATTGCGGTGCTCATCGTGGCTCTGCGCAGGATGTCGCCGCAGGAGTGATCTATCGCAGGCCGGCATGCACCTCGCAACGGGCCTTCGCTTCGTCTGCGGTGTCGAAGCACCCCAGTGCCAAGTGTGTGTAGTCCTCCCACCGATATTCGCCACCAACCGGCTGCTCTGGCGGTTTCGGCGGCCACGCCAGGTACCTGAGCCTCCCCATGCTTTGCCCTTTGCTGACGTGGTAGGTGCCAGCCTGACAGGTCATCTGCAGGGCATGCTTTTCCGACCCTCTCACCGGTTTCCAATCCGCCACGGCAACCCCCAAGAAAAAGCGCGACCGGGAGCTGAGGTGCCACCCGACCGCGCGTAAAGTGTTGCCCGCTTGCCACCGGCTTGTTCCGGTGTTGCATCACGGGTCTAGCATTCTCGCAGCTTCCTCGGTCATGTCACGCGGCGAGAGAGTACCAGGGTGCCGCGCCACGACTGCCGGTGTTTAACCCCACCGCCGGCTGGGGGCGCCGCTATGCCAGCAGCGATGGCTTCCCTAGATACTGCCTTGCAAACCTCGACAATTCATCCCGCGCGCGCACCTGCATGACGTGCCAGCGCACCGCCTCCGGTGACCTGTTGAGCCTCACGCCGCACCACACAGGCCCGCGCGCGTCGTAGTGCTTGCGCAGGAACGCTTCGTCGTCTGCCCACCAGTCACGACGTGGCGGGAATTCCTCGGCGCGATCCGCGCGCATACAGGCCGCCTCCCACTGCCGTCTCTGGTACAAGGTCACATCAGCACCCTCTGTTCTGGGGAGAACATGTCCACCGTCCACGGACAGGATTCAGTCGGCTGTTGCTCGACATCCGCCTTCCGCTTCCGGCTCGACGTGTCGCCGCGCATCTCTGCTGCCACTGCCTCATACCACCGGCAGCGCGGGCCATTCTTCGCCTGGTGCATCCACCAGCCGTTGTAGCCCTGCCAGCCTGCCTCACGCAGCAGCACGACGATCTGCTCCGGGCACTCCATCCCGAGACCTCGGCGCTTCATGCGAACAATTCCTGCTGAATAGGTAAAACGTGCCGTACCTGTTCGGGCTGGTTAAGCGCGGTGAATCGCCGAACCTGTTGGTCTACCTCTGCGATCGGCATCTCGTTGCCCAGGAACTCGCAGCGACCGAGGAACTTGGGCACGCGGTCGAAGTCGATCACGAACGGATGCCACAGGTTCTCGCGGATCGGCGTTTGGAAGCACTGCACGTTGTTGTAGCCGCACTTCCGGTACTCAAAGACAATCCCCTTCGGGCTGCGCCACCAGCGGCCGAGCTTGCTCCGGTCGATGGCAACCGGCTGAATGCCGAGCGCGCGCCTGCGGGCGTTGCCGGCCCACTCCAGCAGCGTGAAGGCGAACGCGCTGCCGCGCAGGCGGAACGATCGGGCCTGCGCGAGATAGGCGCGGGCGACGTGCAGGTTGCGCTCGCGTTCGGTGGTGAAGGCGCTCATGGATTCACCTCGAACAGGTCGCCTTGAGGGATGTCGTTGCCTTTCACCGCGAAATCAATCCGCGCGCGCGCGATCTCGACGTACTCAGCCTCGCGCTCGATGCCGACGAACCGGAAGCCTTCGCGGACGGCCGCCTTCCCGGTGGAGCCTGAGCCGGCGAATGGGTCGAGCACCGTGCCGCCGGGCGGCGTCACCAGCCGGCACAAGTAGCGCATCAGGTCTGTGGGCTTGACCGTAGGGTGGTTGTTCTGGCTCGTCTTGTCAGTACCCTCCGACTGAAAGCTGCCGGGATTCTGGCTGCCGCTCGACCAGTGCAGTGGCTTGGCGGCCATGTGCTCGCACCCTTCGTTGCGATCCTTCCGGCTTGCTTTGGCGCAGTAGAAGAAGCGGGCCGCCGATCCTTTATCTCCACGAAACGTGCTGCCGGCCTCGTCGATGTTCCCGGCGAACGATCCGTAACTGTTGCGAAACTTGTCTCCGTTTCGCTTGTGTACCGGCGCTGCCGCTACAGCCTCTGATGGAAACGACGCCACCACTTCCTCGCTCCCGTCGTGGATAAGGTTCGCCGGCCAGCGGCCGGCGTCGAGCTTGGCGGTGTCGCATCGGAAAGAAATGTTCTCGCCCATGCTTGATCCGGCGCGCTCTCCATTCGGCTCCCCCTTGCGGATGTTGGCCTTAGCCGTGCCACCCTCACTGCCCACCCTGCACCCGTCGATATTCAGCGCCCCCGTGCCGTGCTCGCGCCAGTTCGCCTCGACAGTGCCGGCCAGCGGCTTTCGCGCCATCGTGATCGGTTCCAGCGCAGGCTTGAGCGCGGTTCCACCCCACTCTCCGTTGTGCGACTTCGGGAACCCACTGCCGTACACCCACGCGATCATGTCGCGGATCTCTAACCCGGCGTCCTCGATGCGCACCGCCATGCGGTGTTGCGTCCGTGTGCCGGCGAAGGCCAGCAGGTATCCGCCAGGCTTGAGCACGCGCAGGCACTCGGCCCACACCTCGACGGCAGGCACGTCGTAGTCCCAGCGCTTGCCCATGAATGACAGGCCGTATGGCGGGTCGGTGACGATGCTGTCAACGCTGTTGTCAGGCATCGTGCGCAGGACTGCCATGCAATCCCCGTGGTGAATTACAAACGTCATGCACGATCAGCCCCCTTCGTATTGTTGTTATTCACGCCGACACGCCCCCCAGCCCGTTGAACACACCCGCAGCCATCACAGCCAAACCAACCGGCCACAGGATGACGCCGACCGGAATGCAGGCGCGGCCGCAGAACAGTGGGGCGATGTAGATCACGATGCCCAGCAGGAAAAGAGAGAACTGGTTCATGGGATGGTCTCTGTTGTTGGTATCGCATTCGGCTGCGCCATTGGATTCACTTGACCCCCGTTACCGGCGGCTGACTGAACCCCCTCCACCAAGGCGCCAGTGGTGGCTGGCGTATGGCGCATGCGAATGCGGCCCGGCGAACCGGGCGCACCGTTTACTTTTTAATCCCACGCGCGAGCATTTCGTCGAGCTGCTTGGTGATTAGCTGCTCGATAAGGTCGCCCATCGTTGTGCGCGTCATGGCCGACGCCATTTTCAGTTTCAGGTGAATTTCTTTGCGTATGTTGGCCGTCAGCCTCACATCGCCATCAGGAACAAGACCGCTCATTACAAACCCCCATCGGCATTTAAGTTAGTGAACGCTTACTTTCATCAAACAGGTGCAGCAAGAGCCTTTCCCCCATGACCTATTCCAAGGTCTGGCCGTCCTCCGGAGACGGTGCAGGTACTAGGTGACTCCCCCGAACCTGACAATCCGTCATCAGGCGACCTACGCGGGCGAACCGCGATGTCATGGGCCGGGTCGCAAGGCTAGGCGTTGCCCGGATTTTGTGGTTCGCGTGGCGCGCTCGCTTTGATGCCGGTTCGACGAAGCCCGAACACCTGCTGACGGTGGCTAGTCCGTCGCCAATGAGGCGAGCCTCGATACTGGACAACCGAACAGTTTGTGAGCAATCGCTAACCAAGATGAAATCCCAAACCATCGCATTCTGTTTTGATCAGCCGATCAACCCGATCCTTGATCACCTTTCTGGCCTGCTGCGTTGCTGCAGATTGCGGAAGCGAAGCGAGCCATGCGTCATGCTTTGCGCTCAATTCCTCGATCTTTTTTTTCTTCTTCATGCGAACAAATCCCCCTGAATAGGTAAATCGTGCTGTACCTGTTCGGGCTGGTTAAGCATGGCGCGGCGGCGGCCATTGCCGGCCCACTGCAGCAGCGTGGCCGCGAAGGGCGAGCCTCGCAGGCGGAAGGTGCGAGCCTGCGCCAGATAGACCCTGGCGGTGTGCAGGTCGCGTTCGCGCTCGGTGGCGAAGGTGCTCATGCTTCTATGCCTCTGCTATGCCATCCGGGTACTGGATGGATGTCCATACAGTACCCTACTATGTAGGGAATAGCAACAGGGCAGGCGCAAGAATTCATGCGGAAACCGAGCCCAGCACATCGAACACGCCAGCGGCAATCACCACCAGACCTACCGGCCACAGGATGATGCCAACAGGGATGCAGGCCCGGCCGCAGAACAGCGGGGCGAGGTAGATCGCAATGCCGAGGAGGAGGATCATTCTTGCGTTCCTGGTTGTTGGTATCGCATTCGTGGAGCGGTGGCCACCTGACGGCTTCGCTTGCAGGCTCCTCATCGCCGGGCATTACCCCAGACCACCGCTCCCGAATGCGGCCCGGCGAACCGGGCGCACCGCCTTACTCAGTTACACCCGGACAGCTCGGCACCGGTGAGGCCGCCAAGATCCTCGGCCACCCGGATGACGTCCGAGGCAGCCACCTTCTCGAACGGGTACTTCTCCACCTCCGGCTTGATGTGCTGCTTGAAGTGCGCGCCCAGCGAATCTGCGGCCCGGAAGGCTGCGAAGTCGTCGGCGGTGAAGTTGCGGTAGTGGTAGATCGAACCGGGGCCGGCCTTGCTCTTGAACTGGATGGCCAGACGGTTTGTTACTGGATCGAAGCCGACGGCGTGGATCTGCGAGGACTCCACGAGGTCTAGCGCGATGTCGTTGGTCTGCATGGTGGTGCTCCTGATCAGGTCGCGTAGTTGCTGGTGCGACGACTGAATGGAATGTCGTCGAGAAAGTCTCCGCCACCCCCGCCAGTTGATACGGCCGGCGCAGGTTCATCAAACCCGTTGCTGTCGCCCTTGTGTGTCGGGCCAGCAGCGTCACCGCGCGAGTCGAGCATCTGGAACTGATCGACGTGCACCTCGGTGGTGTAGTGCTTCTGGCCGTCCTTGTCCCACGAGCGGGTGACCATCTTCCCTTGCGCGTACACCTTGCCGCCCTTCTTGAGGTACTGGCCGATGATTTCGGCAAGCTTCCCGAAGGCCACGCAACGTACCCACTCGGTGCGCTCCTTGCGCTCGCCCGTGCTCTTGTCGGCCCAATACTCATTCACGGCCAGCGTGAAGTTCGTCACGGCGTAACCGCTGCCGGTGTATTTCGTCTCTGCGTCTTTGCCGGCGGTGCCGACGACGACGACCAGGTTCACTCCTCTCATGGTTCAAGCCTCCTGGGCTTCGGTTGCTGTTTTCAGTGCGTCCGCCAGATCGGCGGGGTTAATGGTCTGGAGCCAGCGGAGCGCGGTCACGAAGTCAACGCCATACGAGCGCGCGAGGGTGTTCGCCATGCCGGTGACGCCAGGGCTCTGCTCTTCGTCTTGCCGGCGCAGCGCGGCGTAGGTGTCCATGCCTGCAGTCGGCGCGCTCGTTACCGGAGCCTGCACTGCCGTCGGCGTGGCGGCCGTGGTTACCGCAGGCTCGACCTTGGCAACCGGGGCAGGGGTGACGGCCGGCGCTGGCTGCTGCTGTGCCTCCTGGGCCTTCCTCGCGGCTTCCTGCGCGCGCTGCTCCTCCTCGCGGCGGGCACGCTCCTCTGCCTCTGCCTTTTCGCGGGCTTCGCGCTCGATCTTTGCGCGCGTCTCACGCTCGATGCGCTCCTGCTCGGCTGCCAGCTTCGCGGCTTCCTGCGCCTTGTGCGTGGCCACGCGGCCCTCGACGGTGGCGCGGAAGGCCTCGGCCGGCATGGTGACGAGCTGCTGCAGGTCGCGGAACAGGAAGCCGTGCTCCGGGGCCAGAGTGTCCAGCGTGCGCAGGTTGGCGTCGATGGCGTCGGCCATCGCGTTCGTCTCGATCTTGCCCTGCGCGAGCACGGTATCCACCGCGTTCTGGATGCTCTCAAGCGTGCGCTTGCCCTTGATGGCGCCGGCAAAGTCTGCGCGGTAGGCCGGCATCTGCACACGGCCTGCGAAGCGGGCCTGCAGGGTGGCGATGTGCTTCGACAGCGCCTGCTCACCGCCCTGCTGGATGGCGTTGCGGCGGTTGGTCTTCTCGGCAGCCACCAGTTTCTCGGACGCCAACGCGGTCGTGCGGAACATCTCCGCGAGGTCTTTCAGCTCGCGGCTGAACGTGGCGACATCGGCGATCTGCCCAACCACCTCGTCTGCCTTTGCTTTCAGCATGGCCTCGGCCTCGCGCATCTTCTTGCACAGCGCCTCGCGGTCGGCGAAGTCCTGGTCAGTGACCAGCGGCGCCTTCGTGCGCTCGACCAGCGCCTCGGTGGCGGCGCGGAACGCCGGCAGGTTGGATGACAGCGCCATCGTGCCGCGCTCGATCTCGTAGACGATGGCCGGAAGGTTTGCCACCGGCGCGGCGACAACCTCGGCCTTTGCCGCCTTCGGAACGTAGGCGGCGACGTCCTTCTCGATCTGCGCCCAGCCGGCGACGATCTGCTCGGCCCGGCCTGGGCGCGGGGTGTAGGTGTAGGTCTCCATCTTCTCGGCGGTGCCATCTGACACCGTGAAAATGATTCGCTTGAGGCCGCCGATAAGGATCTGCTGCTCAAGTTGTGGCCAGTACGCCAGGTTGTCGGCGATGGCACCAGTGCGCACCTGCTCTGCCAGTTCCTCATTCCAACGCTTGTGCTCGAATCCGGTCTCGAAGTCGTCGGTGACGCCATCGAAGGATGCAGACAGTCGCGGGTGCTCGTCGCTGACACCTACGGCCGGGAACAGTTCTTCTCCGATCAGTTCCTCGACGATGGGGCGCGCTTGCGCCTCGGTGGCGTGTCCATCATCGAAGCGGCGCTGAAGTTCCGCGGATACCTCTTTGATTTCTCCTA